GAATTTGCAACCATGTTGCAAATAATTTTTAACAAAATGAATGCCCCGTTTTATCGGGGCTGAACTATTTAACCGGTATAAACGCAATCACACACCTGCAGTTGCACACCTCCTCCGGCCCGGCTGACTTATCGCCCGGAGCGTCCATCTGGTATCTGCCTACGGTAAACTTAGCGTGAAGGGGGATTGTAGTTTGATTGACTTCCCTGTGATGGGGTCGGGTTCTGCTATCCCTTGCTGATATCCATATTTTCTGAAGCCTCTTGCCTGAGTTCTTGGCATTGGACAAAGCCGCTACATTGCTGGCTGATACCGTCTCGGTCCGTGCGATAAGCCTCGCCCTGTTTATCGTAAATTCAGGGCTGCTAATTTTTTTAACAATGTCGTCAAAACTATCCCCGTTCTGAAACGCCTCGGTGATTACCTTTTCAATCAGCCTCTTGGTCGTGTCGGTAATGTCCTGAATTATACCCTGTATCACTACGGCGAAGTGCAGGCGGACAAAAGCTACGATACGCTCTGAGAAACCAAGTAGCCCACCGGCCTTCTCTGACAGCGCAAGGCTGCGTTTAGCCCAGTTAACCCCGGTATTTAAGTAGAGAGATTCGAGTACGCTATATAGTTCCTTGGAATCGATGCTGTTTATGTCCTGCGTCTTTATGTACTGTTTTACCTGGTTACGCAAGGCCCGGTTTATCTTGGGGATATACTTTTTTTCGTAGCGTTGCTGGAAACGCTGGTATGCAAGTCTGTATTCACTCTGGTTCATGTTTCAGTAGTTCAAAGCACGACTGGCAAAAAACAAGGGAATCGATCGGAGTTTCTTTTTCGCCACACTTTACAACCACCTTTACCATGTCGCCGTAAATAACATCCTCACAAGCACAGCACTTACTCAGGTCGGTTTGCTCACGCCTCCACTCAAGTTTTATATCCAGTCTTACAAATGTCATTTTGTTTCGGTTCGTGGGTCGTATGGTTTAACCTCCCTGAGTAGTTCCTCGATGGCAATACGTAGTTTCGCCCGGCGGGCTATCTCGGCCCGGCGTTTTACCTCGCACTTGGGGTCAAGGGGTATCGCCTCTTCAACTATCTTCCTGATCTTGTCCATAGTCTCCGGTTGGGTCGATTGGATCGATTGTGTTCATTTCGTCGAAAGTGGTATAGCCAGCCTTGATGTACAACTTATCCGCTTCAGGGCTTGTGTCAGGTTCCAGATCCATACCCTTCAAAACGTCGTTGGGTCTGAATACCGGCAGCGATGCGTAAGCCGCCGCCTTGTCCTTCAGGTCTACCTGCAGTTCAGGGATATCGTCCAGGTCAGGCTTGATACACTTACCCTCCCCGAATACGTCCACCGTTCCGGCCGTCAGGCCGTCGCAGACCCGTTTCAGGTTCGGAATGATCGCATTGGTGTACATATCCTTCCGCATCTCCTTTACGTTGCTTTCCGTGCTGGCCTTCTTATTGTTGAAAAGTACGGAAGAAATCGAATATGCGTTGCATATTTTGTCGAAGTCAACGTCAGCAGATGCCAAAGCGTCCATATCCACCGGGCTTAACCCCAACTGGATAACACCCATTTCCCCGGCAGCGAAGTATGGCGCACCCTTGTTTTCAGGGTTGCGCAGGAACCTGGCAAAGTTGTCCTTATGCTGGCCCATGACTGAAGTTTCCTCCACAATAGCACTACCGCCCGTTCCCCTGTCGGCATCCAGCCCGGGTGTTTTATCGTACACGATAGACGGCACACCGCCGTTTTGCAACTGAGCGACCGACAGGCTCATGTTTGCCTGTAGGCGGGTAAGTCTTTGGGCCAGCGCCTTGATAGGGCTTATCCCCCGCCAGCGATCCATGTAGATAGTCGAAGGATTGAAATACTTGATGTAGATTACCTCTTCAATGGGTAGGGAGAAGTTAAACTGCGTGTCCTGGTACCTGATCCCTACCACACGCTGGGGAAATTCCTGCGATATGATAAGCGAGACAAATGTAGGGTGCAGGAAGTGTACCGTTAAATTCCCTTTATTCGGGCCAAGGGTAACCCGCTCCTTGTACATGAAAACCTCCCCGCACAGATACAGATAGGTAAACAATTCCTCCCTTTTTTCAAGCGTCAGGGTCTTAAGGAACTTGACCATGTTGTCTGTGTTGGGCAGTTCCTCGTCCGTTGCCTCGTCGTATGCCTCAAGGCATATCTGCGCTGTTGACGTTGCCAGCCTGGAAACAACGGAATAAACGTCATCGAATAACTGGTAGGCCTGAACCTCACGAAAAACTCCCCAGGTGGGGAATATCAGGTTTGTCATGGACGATAGTTGCGCCCTTATGTTTGTGGCCTGTAAGGCTTTTACACGCTCCGCTAAATCATTGTTTTGCTTACGCAAAGCCTTAATACCGAATAAATCCATTTTTCATAGGTTTAATATATTGCAGCCCTGAAACCAATAACGGGCTTTAATTCAAATAATTCACGCATCATCAGCGTATCGGCAAAGTCCGGGGATCGACCTAAAACCTCTTTTACCTTGTCTTTTGGTAGTACCCCTTTCTTCTTATCCCCGTCTACCTCTTTTTGCTTCACCTGTTCCAATTCCTCAATGATAAGCGCCTTTATTTCCTCGTCTTGGCAGTCAAGGTACAGTTCACCCTTGTTGATCCTGTCGGCCAGCCGGTAGTAACACTGGCTTTTCAGGTTGTCGAAGTTCTCAGGGATCAGGTTGCCTTTCTGATCCCGTGGCCCGTCCGGTGATGGTATCGCCTTGCTGTTGTTCACAAAGCCACGGTATTTCATAAAGTCAACTATTCCTCCACCCACACCGTCCTCATCGACAAGTACGTCCTTATGACCTAAGCCAAGCCTTATTCTCACATCTTCAATCGTGGCCCCTGTGATGTCAAGGGTTTGTTTCTGATACCACCTGACCTTTCCCCTGAACCCGTCCCACTCGATAACCACTATCCTGTCGCCTCCAAGCCTGGCAATATCAGCAGTAATACACTTTCTTCCTGTTGGTACGTGGTGGTTGGTGAATATGGCGCAAATAGCGTCGTAACCGATAAGGCTTGCCGGGTCGTCGTCGTATTCCCAGTTGCCGTACAAAAGCCTTTCCTTGCTTACCTTGTCCAGTTGGGCAAGGTTGGTTTTGTAGTGCTTTGAAATGTCCGGGTTGTCCCCTACAAGGGCTTGAACGAACTTGCGGTCTGCCGGTAGTGTCCCTGACTTATGCGGCTTGTAGAACCGTGAGTATATCCAGCCCTTTGACGGGTTACAACAACCCAGCATCTTCGGTATCAGGCCGTAATCGTCCAATTTATACCTGATACGGCTCTTTACGATGTTCCAGGCCTTTTCTACGATCTGGTTGTTCTCATCTATAAAGGCGTCTGTTATCTCAAGCGACCCAAGTTCGTCAAAGTTCGGGTCGGTCGGGTAAAGAAACAGGTCTTTGAGGAATATCAATGACCCGTTGTAGAACGATATCGTGCTGCTTTGCTGGTTATAGGTAAAATGCGTACCCGGTTTTAACCCCTGCAGCCTGCATACTTCAAAGAACGAATTTAGCGTTGTCTCCTTCAGCGTTTTCAGTTGCGCCCGCCCTATCAGCCCTCTTGTTCCCGGGTACTTCAGCCGGCGCTTGATCTGCCAGTAACAACCCAAAATACTTTTACCACCACCGGCCCCGCCACCGTACTCTACTTCGGTTGTCTTGTCGTCCTCAAGGAAATCAAGGGCTATTGTCTGCTTTTTGTTCAGTTTCATAGACCTTTTCTTCTTTCCATATCAACGTAGCGTCAATATTGCCTGAAATCTCGGTTGGAATCAGTTTTGCCGCAATGTTGTAAAAATCCCTCGGGTATCGTTTTGCAAAGGCCTTCAGATTTACCTTTGGATCGGCCTGAATGTCGTTAAACACAGCAAGGACAGTTTCCTTAACCGTCCTCGTTAAATGGTTTGTTGATCCTTTGGGCCTGCCACCTTCACCCTTCTTGAAAGGCATATTAAAAAACCTATTTATAACAAAGATACTAATATTTTTAGTCAACGCAATCCTTTAACCTCAACAGGTGTTTATTGTTAAGGTAGAACTCGTAATCCACCTCCGGCAGTTGCATTATCGACAGGTCTTTGTCGGTCTTCCATACTACCGTGCATCCGTTGTCGAAATCGTAGGTGCAAAAATCAATCCCGGGGTAAAGGTTCAGCTCGAACGCGAACTTGTAGACGTCGCCCCACCATTGTTTCGTTTCACGTGGAACCCGTGTGCCTTGTTCGTTCAGGGGTAGTGTGTCGTGGATGACGATAAATCCGTTTGGGTTCAGGCAGCGCAGCGAGTTGTTGAAATCCCTTTTTACCTGTTCTTTGGTGTGGTCGCCGTCGATGAAGATAAGATCATAAATAAACTCAGGGTATTCTTTAAAGTATTGGTCACTAGTCATTCTGTTAATACCTTCCAATGGTTCCGGATCAACACCTGTTCTCTCCTTACACTTTATCTTGTCAAAGTTATTCGCCGGGTTCTGCACGCCGATTTCCAGGTACGACTTCAGGCCGTGCTTTTCGATAAGGTAGTTTAGTAGTTGTGTGTGGTGGTTAATGTCTTTGCGCATAGTGCTTATGGTATTTTAGTTCCTTAGATTGTGAGTAATCCCATCGGAAAGTATGTATGTCAAATCCTTCGCTTACCCGGTAAAAGGCTATCTGATCCCTTGTCGACCACCGGGCCACTTCCGCCCACCACAGTTCACAAAGTTTGATTGTTTCCGGGGTGTTGCGTCGCAGCATCATACCACTGGTTATTACCCTGTCCTGATAGTCCTTTACGCCGATACGCTTGTAGTGGTCGATCTGGCTTTTTATCAGTTCCTCCTCACCTCTTTTCCCTACAATACAGGCCTCGGCTTCCCGGTAAACACAGGTACGAAGCGGG